GCGGAGATACTTCTGTGCTTTTGGGTCTTGTTTAACCTCTTGCGCCACCCCAATCGCTCTATTTCCGCCTCTCATATTCATGAGATGCTCGTAGACCGGTGTAGGATAAGCTCCTGGTGCAGAGGGTTGGGCAACAATATCAACTGTGATAATCTCAAAATCGGCTACTTCGCCTGTTCTTTCATTAACGTTGCCGCTACCTCTAGAACTAACACCAAGTTTTACACCTGCTTCAAGCATAGTACGAATTAAATTGCCCATTGGAGTTGGTAAAATTTTCATCTTACCATATCCGTTTGGACCGTCCATCCACATATCTGTGATCATATGGCTAACACGGTCTAAATTTACTTTAAGATCATCCGGATGGTCAACTTCACCTAATACACTATAACCATTATGAATTTGATCATTAAGAGTTTTAACAGCATTGGTGATTTCGCCGACTGGATAAACCCGCTGGTTTGCGTTGCGAATACCACCTTGAATAGCAATACCTTTTAGAAAAAGATTCTTGCCGTCCTTGTCGTCTGACTCTAAAACCACACGGGCTTGATCAAAACTTAGGTGTTCTCTTAGATATTGAATGTTGCGCATCCTAATTCTCTATTATTTTGCTGGCTTTAAAAACTGAGGAATTTTCTTAACATCAGTTTGTCCTGCTTTATCTCCGCGACCGGATCCAACTGGACCAGGTGCTGTACCTTTCTTCTCAGCGCCATGACCTGCAGGTGCTTTCTTTACAGTTTTAATACCGCTTTGAACACCGTCAACATTATGTGTTCCAGAACCTGTAAACTTGCCGCCGCTCTTTAGAACGCCGCCAACGCCTGGCTTTTTATCTGCGCCTGTAGAAGATTGTGCAATATTGCCTGCATCTACTTTACCATCGCTTAAACGTGCTGGATTTTGTAAACCAACGCTTCTTTTATTGGTACTAGCTTCTTCGCTCTTACCTGCAACTTTGCCGCCTGCATATGGTTTTCCAACAACTTCACGATATTCGCGCATAAAAGCTTCTTCGGCTGCTTGCTCTTCATCATCTTCTTCGTCGTCAGCATTATCATCGTCGTGGTCGCTTGGACCGCCCATGTTATCTGCATCTGGCTCGCTATGATCCATATCGTCATCACCAAATTCGTCGTCCATTTCATCATCTGGGCTTGTGCCGTCGATCATTTGTTGGAATGCTGCTTTGATTTCTGCAAAGTCTTGATCAACATCCATTTTAAGATCCTGGATGTCACCTCTGGTAGCAGGAGCATTATCGTCTCCTCCCATACCCATATCATCATGACCCATTGAATCATCTTCAACGTCACCTAACATATCGTCAGATGCATCTTGAGGGGGCATTTCGTCACCTTCTCCGCCGATTTCGTAGACGCTCTCGTCGTCTTGGCCCATGAAGCCTTCTTCTACAGATTCTTCTTCCATATCATCATCTTTGGACTTGTCCATATCATCATCTTTAGACTCATCCATGTCATCATCCATGGACTCTTCCATATCTTCATCTTCAATTTCTTCAGCGATTAGATTTTCATAAATTTCTCTAGATTTCTCAACAACAATTTCGTGAAAAAGCTCATTAGCTTGATCCATTTCTTCATTGACAAGAAGATCTAATAGTTTCTCAAACTTGTTAGACATTGCGGGTTCTCCTTTAATTGGTTGGCATTGGCCGTCGTGTGTATTTACAGCCGTTCTGATATACTTATGCGAAATAGGCCAAAAACGGTCAGTTTGTGACCAGTTGATGGCAATAATTTAAATATTTTGATTAGATCTGAGGAGCTGCGGCCTCGGCAGGCGGAGTAGCATACATAGTTCTAACAAGCTCAAGTTCTTCTTTTTCTTCACGTTCCCGGGCATCGCCGGCTTTACGTAAATCATTAAGCATCTTTAATGTTAGACGACATCTGTCTTTTCTAAGATCAGATATACTAACTATGCTGGTATCATGTCTAGGATCATAACGATCTTTGTCATACATTGCAGCCTGGTCTTCATCAAAATATATAAACTCATTCAATAACATACAAATATTTATAAGATTTTTGTTATTGTCCAACCGGTGGTGTAGTTGGTGTAGAACCTGCACTAGGAGGCGGTGCTTCAGACATTCCCTGGGCTTGTAGTTCTTCAGGACCTAAATCAGCTTGTCCTAGTGTATCCATGTCACTGGCCAGTCCACCTGTAGTAACACCCATACTACGCATTTCTGCTTGAGCACTTAAATCAGTTTCGGAATCAATATTTTCTTCGCGCCACATTTGTTCATTTTCAGAAATTTCTTCTTGTGTTAATCCTAAGAATCTCTTTAGTGCAAAACGCTTGCTGATATAAGGGACTTGTGCAATGTTACCGTAGGTAGTTACTCTAGCAGTATCCATTTCAACTTGACGATATGCTGCAAAATTCTGTGGAGGATTAAACTTAAGATCAAACAGATTAGGATCAATATTAATCCCTTTCTTGAATAGATATTGCTTGAATTCAACATCAAATTGATCGTTAATTAGGCTTTGTAAACGCTCACAGTAGTTATTAAAACGTAATTCTTGAATGTATGCGGTGCCCACACGACCATCATTAAACTGTGCTGCACTATCATCTGTGCCAGTTGGCAAGTAACTACTTGGAATACGTAGAGCACGCATTAACTTCTGTGTAAAAAATAGCAAATCGCTAATTTCACCTAGATTAGTACCGCCTGGAAGAACATCAACTTTTGATCCTCTACCTTCAGCAGTCTGTGGAAAAAAGTAGTCTTCGTTAATACTTAATGGGTTATATCCGCTGTCAACTACACTTTGACCGCCACCTTGAACACTGGGAATTCTGCGTTGATTAACTTCGTTTTTAACACGTTCTACAAAGCTCATTGCCAAATGGCTAGGCATATTTCCTACATCAATATAGAATACGCGACGCTCAGGAGCACGTTGGATACGATAGATTAAAATAGCATCTTCAAGCAATTCTTTCTGTTTGTAAACTTTAAAAATAGTTTCCATTAAACTGTTACCAAACGGAAAATTATTGTCTAAACCTTCACTTAGACTCAAATGAATTACATTTTCAGCATCAATTGCCCATTGATTTTGATTCATTTGAAATCGATTTCCGCTGCTTTGTGGATAAGCACCTACCATTCCGCGCTGCTGTGCGCCGCCTGTAACGTAGGTTGTACCTCCAGGTGTAGCATTTTGATTGCTTGGATTAATTTGTGTAACAGTTAAGTTTTGAAAATTAATATTAACGTCGCGAATAACGTATTGCTCAGGCTTTTTACCATCACTTTCGTTAACAATAATTCTATCAACTTTACTAGGATCAATATAAAACCAGCTTTGTGTTTCTGGATCTCTAATAAAGAAACAGTCACCGTATTTGAAAGTATTACGAATAATTTTAAACATGCGGATACCAAATTTATTCAATTTAGTCCACTGTTGCATGTATTTTTTGATTAATTTTACTTCAGTAGGTGTGCTTTGCTCTTTGAAAAATACTTGAAAAGGTGTACCGTTTTCAGCGTTAGCCTGTGTGCAAAATTCTGCTAAGATATCAAACGCAGCATTAACTTCTGGATCCATATCCATAGTATCATATTGCGAATATCTTTCTAAACGATTAGGATGTCCTGAGTAAACATCGGGCAAATAACTCGAATAATTTGTTCTTGATGGGTTAGCAGAGGATCTGCCGGCCGAACTCAATGGGCTCATATTGCCAGTTGGCACAGGTGTGAAGTAACGTTTCCAGGACATATTTTTCTTAAGTTGGGAATAAATTTTTATTCAATGATCTTGTAGCATCTACATTGCGTTTTGCGTATTCTGCTACTTCTCGCATAACTTTCAATATATCTGCTGTTTGCTTATTTAACGTCTGTAGTTCACCGAATACACTTTCAGGCTTTGGTGCAGACGCCTTGGTAGCAGGTTCAGGTGCCGCAGCAGCGGCAGTTTTTGTAGTAGTAGTAGTTTCTGTTTTTGGTGTTGGATTTTCAGGAGGCTTTGCAGTTGCTACAGGAGGAGTAGGTGTTGCTACAGGAGGTTTTGCAGTTGCTACAGGAGGAGTAGGTGCCACAGCAGAGGCAGTTTTTGCAGTAGTAGTTTCTGTTTTTGGTGTTGGATTTTCAGGAGGCTTTGCAGTTGCTACAGGAGGAGTAGGTGTTGCTACAGGAGGTTTTGCAGTAGTAGTTTCTGTTTTTGGTTTTGGATTTTCAGGAGGCTTTGCAGTTGCTACAGGAGGAGTAGGTGTTGCTACAGGAGGTTTTTCAGTAGATTTATTAGGTTCTGAAGTAACTTTTGCTGGTTCGACAGGCTTGGGTGTAGATTGAGCAGGTTCTTCTGGTTTACTACTTTCAAACCAACTAGTCGGACTTAATAGTTTCTTTGCTGCTTCCATTAATCCTTTAAAAAGCAGTTTGAGACTATCCCACAAACTACCAATTGTAGACTCTAACATCTTACCAGCACTAGAAAAATCACCGGATAAAATAAACTTTATAGATTTTATTATAGATTTAAATGCATTCCAAAGAGGAATCATAGAATCCATAATACCTTCTGCTATTGGCTGTATAATAGGCCATACATATGTTTTTAATATTCCAATAACATCTTGTATTCTTGCAAATATTAATTTAAAAATTTCACCAAAATCTTGAAAAACTGGGCCAAGATCGTTACTAATTGTTTCAAATATTATTACACCTTTATCAAATACTGGTTGAAACATTTCTTTAATAGAACTCCAAAGCATATCAAATGTTTTCTTGGCAGCATCTCCGATTCCTGCCCAATCTACACCTAAAACTGCCGATGCTAAAGTATTCCAAAATTTTGAAAGCACGTTGAGAATTTTATTAGCGGAATTTCCAATTCCTACCCAATCTAATCCAATTACTGCTGACACCAAAGTATTCAAAAATGTTGAAAGCACATTGAGTATTTTATTAGCGGAATTTCCAATTCCTACCCAATCTAATCCTAATACCGCTGATGATAAAACATCCCAGAATTTCATAAATGGTTGTATTAAACTACCAATTGCCTTAGATCCAAACTCAACAATTGGACCTAAAACATTATTCAAAGCAGTAGCTAATTTAACTGTAATGCCAATAACAACACCAAATATTGGCATTAGTTTAGCCATAATCTGTTGTCCAAGTTCATTTAACGATTTCTGTGCAGTAGCAACACTTGCTGCTTGTGACTCAGCTTGTTTTTTTTGTTGAGCGGCAATTTCTGTTCGTTGATCTAAAAATCCTTGTTCGCCTTTTACTCCAGCTTGCTGCGCCGCGGACATATTCCTAACTGCAACATCCATCCCTTTTAAGGCGCCACCTGTTGTGCCAACTGCACCGGCTAACGGTAATAAATCTCTCGCAAGTGCAGATCTACCTTTTGCTTCATTGGCATTTAATGCTTCGGTTTGATCCCCACCTCTTTTTCTAATAGCTAAATCATTTTGAATAGCAGCAGCACTGGCACCACTAAGTGCTGTTAATTTTTGCCCTGCTTCACCCTGAACTGCAATTCCCATTGCACTTGCCATGACAATATCAGTTCCAGCTTTACCATATAAAGCACTTGCACTGGCCATACTAGCAGCAATTGCTTCTTGTTCTTCTTTAGACTTAGTAGCCATAAATGCCTGAAAACTAGCTTCTTCCATTTCTGCTTTTAAGGCTTTTTCTTGTTCTTCTCTAGATTGACCAGTAAGCTGTGCCAATCCGTCTAGTTGTGTCATGTAGGCCGCTGCACTTTCTGCTAGTTTTTTT